GTTTTCATCCATACCGAATCGAAAGGCTTGTCGTTCTTCCTCGCCTGCTCGATCTGCTCTTTGATGTTGGACACTTCGAGAAGCAGTGCGCGGAACTGATCTTCTCGGTGTCTTAGCATGTCGTATTCGCGGCGATCTTCAGAGTAAAGAGAAACGTGTCTGCCACCAAACTTCTCTTTGAGGGCGCGAGCGTAAGGGTTAGCCGTATAAAGTGCTTGGCCATTCTTGACCTTGCATCCCTCGACTTGTGCCTGCACTGAGTCTCGGTCAGATTTCAGCATCCCTAACTTGCGACGTTTGATTGCTTCTTTGAAAGGGGTTACTTGTTCTTCGATTGCGTTGATGATTTTCATCGTTATCTCCTGTTTTGTTTTTGTCTAACAACACGCATATCTTACACAAGTGTGAAGTATGGAGCAAGCGATATAAGTTATTGAAAAATATAGTCTTTCTGCCTGGGATTAGGCAGGGTAGAAGGATATTGGGAAACTTTTTTTGGCATAGGGTTGATGCCAACTTTAATTTCTGCTTTACGAATTTCACAAGTGTGATGTATGATCGCGCCCCATGAATAAGGTGCTTGAACAAATTTTGGAAGCGGTTGGATCGCAAGCCGCGCTTGCGCGGATGCTTGGCGTTCGTCAATCGAACGTTTGGAACTGGATCAATCGGCAGAACTCGCGAGGCATCCCGCCGCAATTTGTGATTAAGATTGAAATGGAAACCGGCATTCCGCGACATGAGATTCGCCCGGATGTTTTTCCCGATGAGACAAACGCTTGAGCAATTTCACCATCGTCCCGAACGAACTGATTGGCGACCATCGTTTGACGCTGATAGAGACGCGGGTATTGATGGCTCTGTATTCTTTCCGCGATCCGAAAAGCACTCGCCCGGTTTGGCCCGGACGCGAAGCCATATCGGAGCGGTGCGGATATCATCCAAACGTAATTTCCAGAACGACCACATCGCTCGAAGCGAAGGGGTGGATCAGGAAAACGAGAAGGGGCAAAAAGCGGTCTAACGTCTATGAGATAGTCGGATTTGATAACCTTACTGAATCGGTTAACTCACAAGAAAGTGATGTAACCGAACCGGTAAGGTATGACCTAACCGAATCGGTAAGGTCCATAAGAACAGACCAGATAACAGACCAATTTAACTACACTAGGAATATTAAGGATGGAAATCTCAACAAGTCAGCGGCGGGTCGAGCACGACTTGCCGAAGAACGAATTGCCAATAAGGGCAATCGCTAGGTTTTGGACTCGGATGGCAGAAATATACGGTCACAAATGGGTCTCGCAGTTCGGAGAGGTCTGCGACCTTAACGGCGATCTGTCGAGCGCGGCGCAAACATGGTCACAAGGTCTGGCAAGCATCCCGATGGAGAATATCAGCGAGGGCTTTTCGACTCTGGTGAAGAAGGGCGTGGAATGGCCTCCGAGCCTGCCGGAGTTTCTCGCGATGTGTCAGCCGGAGAAACGTCTGGCGGCGTATCACAAGATGGTGAAAGCGTTACCCGCTCCGCCGGTCGATCCGCAACTGGTGGAAGATTCTCTGGCCCAGATCAGAGCGATATTGAAAGGCTCAAACTTTGCGCGGCCCGATCAGTCTGGCTCAAGCAGAACGAACTCACCCCAAGCCGACAATGGACTTGGGGAGAATGGTTCCACAACCGCTTCGGTATAACGCTTTATGACTTTGCCGAGGCAAAAAAACAGGAGAGAAGTAATGATGAGTAGCATTGTCAGTTGGAATGGTGTTTGTGTCGTGTTGATTGTTATGGCGTTCGTCGGATTGCTGTCCGGCTGTTCGACCTTCGTCTCTCAAGAGATAGGCGACACGACTTACAGCGTGGGTATTTTTCTCGACAAAGAAGTCAAGGAATTTGAATAAGTGACGGAGTTTTTCATTGGGTTTATCATCGGCGGCGGCACGGTCATTCCGATTGTGTGGTTCGGTTCGATGTCAATTTCGGGAGTGTTTTGATGATTGATTTGAGAAATAAGTTTTGGGGCGGGTTTCTCGCTCTTGGTTTGATTTTTGGTTTGCAAGGTTGCATCCAAGTCGGCGCACCGTCAGCCGGTGTCTGTTCTGGCACGGAGTGCGGAACCCACGACGAAAGCAACAACTCGGTCGATAACAGCAACAACGAAAACCAGAACGCCGTTTATTGATGGGGAAGTCGCCCCTCATCGTCCGAAAATCATCAATCCTTGCGGCGAAAGCCGTTGGATGGTGAGGGGTGACCAACTCACGCAACAAAGGCCGATCTGGTGAGCAGGAAATTGCTCGCACCCTGCGCGACGAGTTAGGGCTTGAGATCACGCGCAACTGGCAACAGCAAGCCGCTCAAGGCGGTGTTGATATCATTGGCGTTCCCGGTTGGGCGATTGAGGTCAAGCGAGCGAAGCAATGGAGCAACGAATGGTGGACGCAGACGGCGGCGCAAGCCGCGCGAACAGGTGATGATCCGGTGCTTCTGTACCGACTTGATTACAAAACTTGGCGCGCCCGGTGCTGTGCTTGCGCTGTCGGTCTGCACCACTTTCAGATCGAAATGGACTTGATGGATTGGATCACACTCGTGAGGGAGAGAATGAATGCCGAGGAGAGAGGATAAGGGGTTAGTTATTCACAACCCGCCTTGCGACAAATGCGCGTATCAAAAGACCTGCATTATTGAGTGCCAAAGTTTCACCAGTTACGTCTACTGGGGACGGACGACGGAGCCTCCGAAATTGAAGAAGAAAAAACATTTGACACATGAATGACGCAAAAAGGATGGGCAGACCTCGAAAAGAGGTTGATGAAAACTTAGTTCTGGAACTTGCGAGCATTGATTGCACAGAGCCAGAAATAGCGGCGGTTCTTGGAATGTCGTTCCGCACTTGGGAGCGAAGGGTTGCAGAGAACCCAGAATTGAAAGAACTCGTTTTACAGGGTCGAGAGAATGGCAAAGCATCACTGCGCCGCCTGCAATGGAAAACCGCGCAAGAAGGCAATGCGACGATGCAAATATGGCTTGGCAAGCAACGCCTCGGACAGCAGGACAAGAAACACATTGAACAACAAAATCTGGAGCCTTTAATCATTGTCAGAGATACGACTGACGAGAGCGCAGACGAGAGTATTCGACAGTCCGAAGAGGTTTCGGGTTCTGGTAGCGGGTCGGAGATTCGGGAAGACATACCTCGCACTCACTGAATTGCTCCATGCCTCAATCTCCAAGCCGGGGTCGATTAACTGGTATGTCGCGCCGACCTATCGGCAGGCGAAACAGATCGCATGGAAGGCTCTTAAAAACATGATGCCTCCATCGCAGATTGAGACAACAAACGAAACCGATCTATCGATGGAGTTGAAAAATGGAACCGTCGCCGCGCTTCGTGGTGCTGACAACTACGATGCTCTGCGTGGTGTCGGCCTCGACTTTGTGGTTATGGACGAGTTTGCCGATATGTCTCCCGACGCATGGTTTGAGGTCTTACGCCCAATGCTTGCAGACAAGCAGGGCCGTGCACTCTGGATTGGTACACCAAAAGGCTATAACCACTTCCACGACCTTTATCGATACGCGCAAGACACCGATGATTGGGGCGCGTGGCAGTTCACGACAGCGGACGGAACGCGGGTCACGAATGACGAGATAGCCGCCGCGCAGAGAGATATGGGTGAGCGTGAATTCCGGCAGGAGTTTATGGCAACCTTTGAATCGCTTGCCGGTCGGGTTTACTCGAACTTCGACCGCGATGAGAACGTGGGCGATCTTTCAGATCACGGCGGCACGTTGTTGGTCGGCATGGACTTCAACGTCGATCCCATGACGGCGGTTCTGGCTGTACGGGTCGCGGACCAGTTGCACATCATCGACGAGATAGAACTGGGCGACAGCAATACCGAACTGATGGCGGGCGAGATCAAACGGAGATACAAGAGGCGCCCGGTCGTCGTTTACCCCGACCCATCCGGCAGGGCGCGAAAGACCTCAGCCCCTGTTGGTAGAACCGATTTTGCGTTATTATCGAACGCCGGGTTCGATGTGCGCGCACCGCGTCACGCATCGCCTGTTGTTGATCGCATAAATACCGTGCAGGCCGCGCTTAAAACAGCGGACGGTCGGCGGCGTTTATTCATCAATCGTAATTGCAAAAACCTAATTCGCGCACTCGACGGATTGACTTACTTGAACAACCAACCCGATAAATCGGGCGGTCTTGACCACATAACCGACGCGCTTGGCTATCTCATCATGGGCGAGATGCCACTGCGTAAACATATCGAACCACGACAACCAACCCGGTGGAGTTAATGGCAAACGAGCATATAACCCTGACTGGTGCTACCTACGACCTACACGCGGCAAGATGGGAGTTCTTGCTACGTTCCTACATGGGAGGCGACGATTATCGCCGAGGTCATTACCTGACCAAATACAAACTCGAAAGCGAGCAGGATTATCTCGACCGCCTCGCACAGACCCCGCTAGACAATCAGGTTAAGAACGTCGTGCATATTTACTCTTCGTTCATCTGGCGAGAGAGTCCAGTGCGCGAGTATGGATCGATTGAGAATGACCCTGCCCTTCAGCCCTTCCTGATGGATGCCGACCACGATGGGCGCTCGTTCAACATGATTATGCGCGAGGCGACTATCTGGTCGAGCGTCTATGGCCATTGTTGGCTTCTGCTCGACAAACCGACGATTGAGGCCGCGACACGCGCCGAAGAACTCGCCGCAGACATTCGCCCTTACCTCACGCTTATCACGCCCGAAAATGTGTTCGATTGGAAATACGAGCGGCAGGCATCCGGCGCTTATCGCTTGACCTATCTCAAAGTGCGGGAGATGTCCGAGCATCCGCTCAAGATAAACACCGATTTGCTAAAACGCTCGTTCCGCGTTTGGACTCCTGACACGATTGAATTGTGGGAAGCCGACAACGAGCATGAGCCGGTACTGGTCGAGCGCATTGATAACCCGCTCGGCATGATCCCGGCGGTTTGCGTGTACGCGCAACGCTCGCCGATTCGCGGCATCGGCGTGTCCGACGTGGCAGACGTGGCAGACATTCAGCGAGCCGTCTACAATGAATTGAGCGAAATTGAGCAACTGATTCGCATATCGAATCATCCATCACTTGCCAAGACCGACAGCACGGAAGCGAGCGCAGGAGCGGGTAGCGTGATCCAGATGCCGGATGATCTTGACCCTGGCCTTACGCCTTTCTTGCTTCAGCCTAACAGCAGTAACCTCGACGGCATCCGCGCAAGCATCGAGGACAAGATAAAAGCGGTAGACCGCACGACGCATCTGGGTGCGGTTCGCGCAACCGAGAAGCAACCCAAAAGCGGCATCGCCTTGCAGACCGAATTCCAAATGCTAAACAGCAAACTAAGCGAGAAAGCCGATCTGCTAGAACTAGCCGAGGAACAACTGTGGACGATCTGGTGCGCTTGGCAAAACCGCGAATGGGATGGCATGATCGATTACGCTGATTCGTTTGATCTGCGCGATTATTCGAGCGATCTGCAATTCCTTCAGATGGCTAGGGCGAGCGGTATTCAGTCTGATACTTATCTCAAATCAATCGATAAGCAGATTGCCGCTTTGGTTATTGATGACGATAGCGATCTATCAAAAGCCAATGCAGAGATTGATTCTGTTTCTGCAATAGGACAATTCGACACAGGATTGCCGGTTGGCTAGTGCCGGTGACGTTCTCAGGGCGCAACGCGCTCAAGAGAAAATCGTCGATAACTTAGACGAGAAGCACAGCGTCCGATTGCAGGGCGTTCTCGATAGGCTTGAAGATGAAGTCGAAAAGATAGTTGGCGCGTCTGCATTAACGCCATCAGAAGCAATCGCCAAGCGTGTAGAAATCGAAGCCGCAATGCGCGGAACCTTTCTTACATATGCGGACGAAAGCGTCAGGGAGTATGACGATATCGCATCCGGCGTTGTGAAGATGATGGAGCGCATCGGAGCATTAGAAGGCTTCGTTGCGGGTGATGCCGAAGTGATAGCGCAACTGAAGCGAATTGCTTTCTCTGGTTATCAGGATGTTGCGGCAAGGTTTGTTGATACGTTGGCAAATGGGCTTTATCAAAGCGTGTTAGCAGGAAGGCCAAAGTCTGAAACCGTCAAAGAAATGAAGCAAGCAATTAACGGTGTTTTCATCAAAAGTGATAGCGATGAGGCGCAAAGATTGGTGGACTTCATAAAAGACAATCAATTTATACCGGGCAAGCAAGAGCAAGTCGCAGAAGCGACCGAGAAATTAAGAACCATCTATGGTCGAGATAAAGCGGGAAACAATTTGCGCCGATATGCTTATCAGCAAGTGCACGATTCGATAATGCAATTCAACGGCTCATTCACTCAGGCTAAAGCGCAAGAGGCGGGTCTTACCCACTATCAGTATTTCGGCTCGCTTGTTAGGGATTCGCGCCCGTTCTGCCAAGAGCACGTCGGCGAAGTTATGAGCGAAGAACGAATACGAGAACTTTGGGGAAGCGAGGATTGGGCCGGTAAAGCGCCGGGCGATCCTTTCGTTGTTCGGGGCGGCTACAACTGCCGTCATCACTTTATTCCGGTCGATCCTGACTGGATAACTTAGGGGC